CACTTCAGCACTACTAAATTTGGGTGCAAGTGTTTCTATAGTGCCTATAAGCTACTGATAGGATAGGCCAGCTATGTTAGCCTAAGTACCAGATTTTTCTATGGCAGTCTGAAGGTAGATAACATCACCAGCACCATTCTTACTACCAGCGGCTAAACTATTGATAATACCACTGGCTTCAGTAGCAGATACATTCATCTGGTTCATCACAGTAGTAATACCTTTGGCGGCATCCTATACTTCCATACCAGCGGCCTTAGATAGTACCAAAGCGGCTTCTGTCACGGCTTCCAAGCCCTCTTTATCCTATAGAAGTTGTGGGGCTTGTGAGCCTATCAGTTTGAAGGATTCCACTATGGATGTAGCAGATGTACCAAACTTCATAGATAATTCTATAGCGGAATCACCTACATCCTACAAATCAGCACCCACCATACCAGTAAGGGAAGATAGGTCTTTCAGTGATTTATCAAATTCTTCTACTGATTTGGCGGCAGATACACCTACTGCCACTACTCCAGATATGGCGGCTACTGCCAATCCTACAGGCCCCAAAGCTATGTTAATGGCAGCACCCAAACCACCTACGGCGGCAGTAGTACCCCCTATGGTAGGGATAAGCGAGGTCAAAGCCCCAGAAGCACTTTTAGCACCATTGGCAAAGCCCATAATATCCCCACTACGGAAAGCGGATACCATACCGCTCAGGCTTCCAGTAAGCCCAGATATACTACCTTGAAATCCCTTTATAGTCTTATTGGCATCATCTACCTACTTCTTATACCGTCCTATGGATTGTGTAGCTTCCCTTAGCCCTTTTTCGTGCTTTGAGTTATCCAGTTTGATTTCTTCTTTTAGTATTGCAGGCATAATGTCATTTATTAAAAAGTTCCTTTTCTATCTGTCTGGCTCTTTCTCTAAGCCGTTTTATATCTTCATCTGATATGGTAGTGTTTTTCTGTGTACTACCATCTTCCCACGGAAATCTAAGTATATCCGTTATCTTCAGATTCTTCCTACTGTTCACCTATGCTATAACGTACATAAGCCATCTGGTTTGTTCCCACGAAACAGTATCCGCATACTGAAGCATATTGTATATATCATACACTTCCCAATCCTATAAACTATCCATAAAGTAATCCACTGGTATTAGCTTGTACTGGATTACTAAGGTCTGGAAAACTTTATGGATAATCAGTTTTTTTCATCTGTAGTGTTTTCCTCTGGGGTTTCTACTTTGATGCTTTTGTTTACCAGTTCGGCCTAAGTAGTGAATACATCCGTAATCCACTATGAAAATTCATTGATGGCAGCAGGGTTATCATCCAACCAATCCAAGAAATCATCAAAGGTAAGGGATGTATCCTTACTGGAAGCCACTACTACCGAATAGAAGAAAATCACTACATCAGAAATCCCCTTCGGGTTAAAACTCTTATTCGTTATATTCTCGTAAATCATCAAAGCCCTAAAGGTGTACTTCAGGGTAATATCCTTTTCCTTAATCGTTACTTTCATACTGTTTACCATTTATAAAGTTAAAGGGGATACTGGCACACTTCCAGTACCCCCTATATCATCTTCAAGCAGTAGTAGCAGTACTAGTGCTAGCACCTTTCTTAGTCAAAGCCCCACTACCAGTAAGGGTAATGCTAAATGTGGCATTTTCCCCAGTATTGGCATTGGCAGTAAGTGAAGTTACATAGGCTTTGCCAGAATAGTAGTTTTGCGTTTTATCTAAATCGTACTGTGCATTATTGCCACTTAATCCGTTCACATCCCAATCAGAAGCAAAACCAAAAGCTACGGTTAATTGGGTCTTGTTAATCATAGCATCGAAAAGCTATGTGTAGTACTTATCCGTATATAGGTTTTCAGAAGTGATTTCCCACGTTATATTTCCTATCTCGCTAGCACCCCAGTAGCCGTGATCTTTGCTTGAAATGTCGATAGTATTACCATTGATGGTAAGGGTATGTGCAGTGGCATAGGCTAAACTGTGTTCGTCACTAAACAGCATCAGCTCGTCACCTTTGATTATTTTTTCCATATCAATTCCTTTAATTCGTTTTTATTGTGAAAGTCAATCTTTGTATATAGGCATCTTCCATAAATTCTTCCTACACAGAAGATAGCCTAATATCAGTGATTCTAATATCATCATCTTTGTATCTCCTTAACTCTAGGACACATCTAATTTGGTTAGCTACTTCCAGTGATTCCACATAGCTATCAGATACAGATAGTATCTGGAAATCCACACTGTTTTCTACCACACCATCCTTACAGTATTCCACTACTAATCCGCTTCTGGAATATACTATGAAGGGGTAGGTAGTATCCGCATTGGCTACCAGTGGGAATATCTTTTTAGGTGTCACCATCCCAGATAGTACTTCATCTTCGGAAAGCAGCTTATAGATGTATTTGCCTACCAATATGCTATTATCCATATTTCTTATCCGCTATTTCCTAAATCGTCTTTGTCAGTTCTTCATCTAAGGTAGATTGTACTTTGTTCTTAGTGGCACTTCTGGCATCACTAAAGAAGTTTAGGGCTTTGATTTTACCCCTATTGTATCCTTTCTTCGTCTTTCTCGTTTTCGTGCCACCTTCAAAGAATCTGGTACGGAATGTGCCAGATGATTTGCTCCTAGTTCCCATAACGTGTACTTTGGCTTCCATCCCATCCTTCACTTCGTAAGTTGAAGAAAGCACACCCTATACCAGGGAATCACTATACTTACCTTTCTTTGAAGCGTTAGGCAGTGCTTTTCTAAGATTGCTTCTGGCTACTTTCCTAAGTTCGTTGGCGGCTTTCCTAAGTACTTTCTTTTCTATCCCGAGTACCTTCTTTGTAGATAGGGATTCCAGAAGTTCCCTAGCCCCAGATACATCTACTTCCAGATTATTCATTTACTATTTCCGTTAAGATGGTTTTTTGTTGTCTTTGTCTATCTGGTTCTATACTGATTACCCTATAGTACTTCCCATCATACAGTATCCTATCTGTATCCTACACATCTACATATATCCTAACCACAAACTTCTTACTGTAGTCATAGAAGATTTCTTCATTTTGGATAGTACGGCTACCTAAACTGTGTTCTACCTAAGCCCTAGTGGTTAGTACTCTCTGGTAGGTTGTGGATATATCACCGTAAACAGATTGCTATTCCATCTGTCTATAGATGGATATAACTTCATTCAATAATCCAGCCCTCATTACGGTAAGAAGTAGTGTTTGTACAATCCCAGAAGATAATCTAAGGTGTAGGGTACTTTGACTACAGTACTATAGGCCGTAGGCTCTCTGTTTGCGTACAAGTTGCCAACCAGTAGAAGGATGGAATGAATGATAGCGGATGGTAAAGCACCATCCACTACCAAATCTTCCAAAGCTATGTCCAGATGCTAAGATACTGCATCTTCAGCCACCTTAATCAAATCAGTTATATAGGCATCATCCTAAGTAAAGGATTCATCTATATTCAGATGCTTCTTTGTTTCTTCTAATGTCGTGTACATAGCTTCAATCCATTAATAACAGTATTATTCCGAAAGGGTTTTAGCCACAAATGCTTCTGCTCGTCTGGGCTTTGCGTCAAAGTAGGCATTAACCACCAATCTTACTTTACCGTTGGTAGCTTGCGAATAGGGGTCGATAGTTAAATCAATACCTCCCCACTGGCCGATAACGTAATCTTCAAAGTTACCTAATACGATACCTTTGCAAGCGGAAGTACTAAGTACTGGGATACCATCTACTTCACCGTTTTCCATTACGAATAAGCCACTGCCAGAATCCTTAGAAGTTGTTTTAAGTTTGGCTTTGATAGCAGGGGATACGATATACTTAATATCACCGCTAACATTGGCTTCCTCTCAGGTTTGGATAAGTCCTACCATAGTGGAATAGGATGTATCTTCAATAGTATCCACACCGTTAAAGATTCCCTTTGGTTGTGTGGTACTGCCAGCGGCATCACCTAAGATGGTAGCTTCCAGTTTATTTGAAATAGCCTTTACTATGTCATTCTTCAAAAGGGCTTCAGCGGATACGGAATCTTGCAAAAGGAATTGCTTTGATACATCCAGATAGGCAGTGATACGCTTAGGCTCTAAGGTAACTTCACTGAAAGTACCAGCACCATCACTAGCACCGGCAATTTCTCCAGCCCATCCTACATTAGTGCCACTGTAAGCCGGAATGGATACGTTACCAACTAATCCGGTCATATAATTTGCACCAGCTCCCACCATCACCAGATTTGCCCTAAGTGGTTCTAAGATGTTCAGTTTATCTTCCGCTACTGCTTCCTAGCCAGCGGTTGCTACTGTAGCTTGTACGGTACTTCTTTCCTCTACTGGAAGTACAATCTGACCACTGTAGGATAAGCCAGCTTTACGCATTTCAGAAATACCATCATTTACCAGTTCTTGACTACGCTCGTCTAACTGGCGGTTGTTGGCTATGTCATTGATAGCCTTTAATAGTGAAAACTTTTCCATACTTCTTTTATTCGTTTCTTTGTTTAGTTTCTCGTTTAATTGTCTAATCTCATTATCTATTTCTGCCATCTGATTCTTCAGGGCATCTAACTTATCCGTTTCATCTGTATCCAGTTTCCTACATTCCTTTTCTGCATTGGATATAATGGTTTCTGCTTGTATCTTTAACTGGTTACGTTTGTCTATTAGTTCAACACTATTCATTTTACTTCCTCTCTAAGTTGTTTGTAGTATTCTTCCATTTCCTTCTTATCTCTGGCTTTGGCTTCATCCAAGCCCCTAGTATCCACACTAACAGTAGTGGCATCATAAGCAGCCCTATACACTGGTGATACATCAAACATCCTTTCTAT